AGGCAAATAGCTTCAGATGCCGCTTCTAAGGGAAGGGATCAGTTGGGTACTGCAGTTACTCAAGCTTCTTATGTACGCTCTGCCTATTCAGCTATAAGGGCTATGAAAAATTCTTCGTATTATACAGAGATAGAGCATAAAGATTTTAATTATCCGTTAAGATTAAGGGTAAGAGCTAGAAAAGGTGAAGACAATCTTCGTTCATTCAGAGGGGTATCAAGAGCTTCTGTTGGCTTAGCTTCTGATCCTATGGATGAGGCAGGATTAAATTTTGGTAAGTATGGTGAAAAACTATTAGAGAAACAAACTGATGCTTTATTTGAGTATATGATTGTTGATAAACATGGCAAGCCTACGCCCAGGTTTAATAAGATTATCCATTCTGGTCATAAAAAACAAGCTGTGATTAACTCTATGAAAGAGATAAACCAGGCTATTTATAGTAGAAATTGGGCTGCGAATAGAAGATTCCAAATGTGGGAGATACAAGAAAAACTTGATAAGATTGATGATCCATTATCTGGAGTAGCAAAAGAGAATCGAAATAGCTTTCTTCCTAAACTAGCCAGTGACTTAAAGGGGCTCGATTGGAGTGATGGAATATTAAAGCGTATTGATTTTAAAAAGATATCGGAGCTTTATGAAGAGCATGCAGGTGAGTTAACAGAGTTAGATGCACTAAAAGAAACGCTTGGAAGAACATCCTTAGCTGTTCCTATGAGCCCATACCTAAGATTAGTTATGAAATATAAATTATTCACAAGGGAGGGTATGCGAGCTCAGCTTGACCCTAAGAGTGAGGGATACCATAAAGATTTACTATCAGGCAAGGAATTTGTCTCTTACAATAAGAGTAAGCGTGAGAAATTTGATCCAAGCAATTTGGAGCAGCGATCTAAATATCTTAACGATATTGTAAAAAAGGCTGAAGATTTTGTCGTTAATGATTTCTCCGATATAGCCAGTATTAAAAGAATTAAAGAGCTTTCAAAGAATATATCCTCAGTAAGGATACAAGAACTCAGTGAAGCCGCTGATTTCCTAAAGAAAAGTAGCTATGTTCTCGCTAATCAGTCAAGGAAAATAGATCAGACAAATTCGACTCTTGATCCTATAGAAATAGCTTACCTCGAAGCTGCTCAGAAACAAATATACGGTGAGAAACAATCTGGAGCATTAAATCAAGCTGAGATAGATAAAAGAATCAATAAGTATAAAGAAAATTTATCGACTGAAGAGTCAAAATTATTTGATTCACTTATGTTAAGTACATTATGGCGTGGTAAACAAGCAGATTTAAATGAATTATATAAAAGAATTGGTGATCCTAAATCAGAAGAAGTTAAGCAAGAAGTAAATAATATGATCATGGATTCCAAAAAGACAAGCTTATCAAGAGTGGGTTATGCTTCAGAAGCTATACCAGATTCTTCTGTCAAAGCCATGCTAAATGAATACCAGAAATTGTTCGATTATAGTACAGAAGTAGTAAAACCTGGGACAGCTGAAAAAATCATAAAGGATGCAGAAAAATTAGATCAGCCTATGAAAATAGTAGATTCTAATGGTAATAGAATAGAGAGCCAAGTAATAGAAGACCCTAATATGGACTCTACTACTAAAAAATACTTAGATGAGTATGCCCCATTTATAGGATTGCATGAAGGGAAGTTAAATAAAGAAGAGGCTGAGTTAGCCCTTAGTATAAAAGGTCATTTAGCTCATTATAATAATATAGTTGGTAAAGATTTAAATGGAGTCATGAGATGGCTGGTTAAAAAAGATTTAAATAATGCTTCACTAGAAGATTTCAGAACGCTTGATAGATGGTTTAAAATGACTAGAGAGGGCACATGGTGGCAAAGGATAATGAGACCAGTATTAAGCGGTTCTCCAAAGATAAGTAAGTGGCACCATTTAATGTTCCCAAAAGCTATTGGACAAGATTTAATGAGACACGACCTTGCCCTTGTTGAGGAGAGACGTCCTTATAAGGATAAGTATGGTTGGGTCACGGGGAGAGTTATGCAGCCTGAGAATATGATGACAAAAATGCAGAGTGCTGTACATGTTATGAATCAACAGGCTACTCAATTGTACGAAGAACAGAAAAGAAAATTTGATGAAGATATAAATCCCTACTTAGAGGGTATCGAAGGCGGAGATAGATTATTTAGAATATCTGTAAGAAAGCGTGAATTTGAGAATATGCCCGAGAGGATAAAAGAAGAGGGTCAAGATTCATTGTATAATATAAAATCGAAAGAATACATAGATAAATGGAATGAGATACAGAAAGAATATGATTGGGATAATTTACAGAATAAGGTATTTGATGTAACTCTTGGTGGTGGGCGTATTACTAAGATGACTGGTAAAGAAATTGTAAAAAATATAGATACATTGCTGACAAAGTGGAATGAGAAAATTCATGGGTGGATGACAGGTGGTAGGGATGAATTTGGTGTGAACGAATGGGATAGAGTGTACGCAGCTCGAAAAGGTGAAAAAGGTTATGTTGGAGATTATTATATTGTAGAAGACTTCCTAAAGAAATTTGATAAGTCTATAGTGGATGGTGAAAGAGTTAATTTAACTGAAGGTATTGATGGACTTAGGGAGATCAGTAAAAGTCAAATGATAGCATATTATCCCAAGGCTCAGTTCGATGTTAAGAAGGCTATCCAAGAAGGATTAAATATCCAACCCACTGGAGACCTTGGTGCAAAAGGATATTGGCCCCATATGGGTGGAGATTCCAAAATAGCTGCGGAAGGTTTAAAGAGTTTTATAAAAAAATTAACTGAAAACCCATTCGTTGATAAGGAACTTCGTAAAAGAGAAATAGCAAAAGCCTTATATCACTATAGACAAATAACTGGTGACTGGGTTCCGACTGGAGAACTGAATGATGCTTACAATCTAGCATCGGATGTACTAAAAGATATAGCTACTAAGTCTGGTAAGAAATCAGAACGGATAAGGGGTTTCACTGAGAATAGACGAGTCGGAGCACAACATAAGCGTGATGCCCATATACCTGGATGGAGTGTAGAGCCTGAAGTGTATAGCCAATATATGAAAAGCGTTATTGATAATATGTACAAACATGCTGCACAAATAAAAGTAAGATCAGATATACATAAATTCCAGGGGGAGCACTTTAAAAAGACTGGTGATAGTAAAAATACATTTGAATGGGTAGATTTCTTTAATCTCTATGCTCAAGATGCTCTTGGTTATCCACAGCATATACCACAACATATATTAGACAACCCTAATATGAAAATAAAAGGCACCCCTTACGCTTGGTGGAATGATACTAATGTTAAGAACAGAATTAATGGTATAAGAGACATGCTTGGCGTAGGAAGGAAGAAGGATGCAGACCTACCAGAAGAGTTGCGAGGAATAGACTTTAGTACTCTTGCTAAGTGGGGAAATCTTGAGGCTAAGTATCAATTGGCTTCGTTACTTGCTCATCCTAAGAGTGCTGTAGCTAATCTATATGGTGGTACTTCACATACTCTTATATCTACTGGCCTGACAAATTTTAAGAATGCCAGGAGCATAAAATATCTACAAACAAATGTAAATCCTGAATGGCAAAACATGGCTGATGTAGAAAAGTGGGTACGAGGACTTGGCGTTGTAGAAGATTTTATAATTTACGAAGCTGGGCTTAATCCAAAATTTAAAAATAAAAGATTTAAAAACTTTTTATCCGATGCTACTGCAGCTATAAAAAAAGACCCCAATGTATCAGATAGAAATTTAAGAAATATTGCTAATAGGCATGGCATCATAGACAGCGTTTTTAATAAGGCTGCATGGTTTATGCGGAGACCAGAGAGAACTCTCCGTAGAGATGCCTTTATGGCCCATTATCTGCAAGCTAGGAACAACTTTGAAGGTGCTATATCTAAGTTTGATGACCCAATGCTAATAAAGTTTGGCATGGAGGGCGTAAAGTCAACACAGTTCTTATACTCTGCTCCCTTTAGACCAGCTTTTGCAAGGTCTTCTATGGGTAAGGTGATGACTAGATTCCAGTTGTGGGCTTGGAACTCAGTAAGATTCAGAAACGAGACTATAAGAGAGGCTTCTCTCAGGGGATGGAAACAGGGGACTCCTGAATTCGAAAGATTTAAACGGATGGCTACTATGGACTTGCTCATGTTTGGGTTGGCGAATGTCTTTATGTATTCCTTATTCGAGAATGCTCTTCCCCAGCCGTATGGATGGATACAGGACTGGGCTGATTGGGCATATGGTAGTGATAAAGAGAGGGGTAGAGCTTTCTTTGGAAGTTATCCAACGGCACTTGCCCCTCTTCAAATGATTACTCCGCCTATAGCTAGGTTGTTACCAGGTACATTCAAAGCTATAATTGAAGATGATTGGTCTAAGTTAGCTGGGTATCAGGTGTGGAGTATGTTTCCATTTGGAAGAATGGGTAACGATGTCCTTGGAGAATATGGATTAATAACTAATCCTTCTAGGGCTATAGAGAAGATTACTGGTATACCATATCAACAAATACCGAGACAAGTTAAAAAATATAAAGATGAGACTACTTTGAAACCTAGGATATTATAAGGATAACCAAGTCTAATGTAGTCTATTTTGCTACGTAATTCTTGAAGTATTTGCATTCCTTCTCAATTATGCAGGGTTTATCAGCTTTCTCTGTGTTTAAAGTTTGAAAAACTGGTACCCATCCATTTCTTTTCAGGTATTCTTTGTCGATGTATAAACTACAACCTAGACAATTGCCTAAATTCCAATTAGCACACTCAAGTTGTGCTTCTCTTAGTTTTGTCATCTTTCTTTTCTTTTTCGTATCCACTGTTATTTGCCATCGAGTAAGCAGGCCCATGATCAGGATGTATTTCCTTATTATGTTCGTCTGCTGTTGTTGGTTCGAATTCTCTGCGTTCTTTCTCCTCCATTAGCCGTAACATATATGCAGCTAAATATACAGATAAATCTAGTGCTTCTTCAACAGCTTCATAAAAGTTATCTCTATTTAAATCATCTATTGGCATAATGGGTATTTGTCTATGATAGTCCCTAGCACCTTTGTCAAGCCTAAGTTTAATAAGGTCAAGTACCATATCATTATTTTGCTCTAGGTCTTTAGGGTCTTCACTTTCCTTATAAGACTCAATAGCTTTTTGCTGTCTTTCTACTTCTGTTAATAGTCCCTGGATAACAGACTCAGATTCCATAAGTGATGATTCTAAATAAACTACTTTTTTCTTTAGTATTTGTTTATTATTCATCATTCACTTTGAATTTTTCATATAAATCACTAATAGGTATTATAATTAGTTTTATTGAATTTCTTATTATTTGTATTCTATATGGTTCTATATCAGATTCTGTTATTTTGAATTTACCTGGATATGATAATTTGCCATCACTATTTTTATGACTTATATCTATTATACATGGTATCCTAAAATCTGCTATCCCTATTGCACGAGTTTTATTTCCACCATCCCAGATTGGTTCTTTTATAGTATAGTTATTCATCGCAATTTATATATCCTCCTGGTTTCATATTATAATTATCCTCAAGCTCTATGCCAGTTTCAGAACCTACTTCTGTAGCTGTATACATTTCTTTAGTTACAGGTATCCTTTTTTGGCTAATATCTTTAGATTTCATTGAATCTTCGATATCTCTGATAAGATCACTTACCTTATTTAAAGCGTCGGTGTTATTACTATTTACATAGAGCTCTCCTCTATAATTATTTAAAGCTGTCATAATAATTTCAGCTTGTTCACGATTTAAGTTCATTGCTTCTCCTGTTTTAATTCATTTATACTAATATCAGGATTACAATTACATAAATCTGCATTACGACCTTTTTTTGTATTTGATTTGCACCAATCATCATGAGCAACATTTATTATATTAATTGAATTCTTTTTTATCAATCCTTCTACTATCCATTCTCCTATTTCATCTTTATAGTTTGATTTCTTTGTATTCATTAGTATCTTCCTCCTTTGGCTAATTTTCTTAGCACATATTCTTTTGTTTCGTCTTTTAAACATTCTACCCATTCCATAAGATATTTAAATTCATCTTCATCTAATGGGCCTTTCCTGGTGTTACATGATTTGCAAATTAGCTGCAGGTTATCAATGACAGAGTTTCCATCTTTAGCCAACGGAATAATATGATCACATACTATATTTTTTAATGTCATTTTTTTATCACAGTATTTACATCCATCACCATAACTATTATAAAACATTTCACGAAGCTCATCCATCTCAATATCGAATAAAACTTGTGAATCTTCGGATCGTTTTTTAAGGGAGGATTTGAGACTTTGCATTTTTCTCTGAAGCTTTTTATAAGCAATCTTCCAATAAGTACGATGATGAGGTTCTAATACCTCTCGAAATGTTTCTTTATCATATTTCATAATTATAAGGGCTCAGCGTTTTTTGCATTACTTCGCTTGTTAAAAGGCTTATGATACATCGCTGGGCGTGTAAGAGGTCTTTGTCCTCCCCCTTTCAATCAACTGAGCCCTGATAATTTATTATTAAAAGAATGTAGCATACAAGTATTAATAACTATGTTCGCTTTACTCTTTTAACTTTTTTTATGTTTATGCCTTGTGGCATATCGCTTTCAGCGTTAAATGCTGATATTGCAGCTTTTCTCGCCTTTACTTTATCCAATTTCTCAACAATCTCTACTTTTTTGAAATCATCAGATATAGTATGTGGATCAATGTCGACTGGGCCAAATGTTTCATAAAGCTTATACCTTGCAGTATTAGTCTCGTATACTCCATCTTCGTTCCCAATTTCCATTATAACAGCTGGTAACAATTGCTTGTTAAAGAAGTCCTGTGTCTTTTTAAGTCCTCTTCGTCGTGACTTTAATCTGTCAATTTCATTTTTCAATGCTTCAACCTCTGCGTCAAGTAAGTATTCTTTCTTGTTAAGCTCAAGCATGAAGTGATCGACATTTTGTATTTTGGTCTTGATTACCCTATGTAGTGCTGTTTTCGCCTCTTCGAGGCTCTTGTGCTGTTCCATGTCAATGTCAGTGGCTTGCTCTATGTGCTCGAGTTGTTGATTTATATCAATGAGCTCGCAAACCAGTTCTCTTGTTGTTGCCATCATTCCTCCAAAATTGTAAAGTTCTTATTCATTATTTTACTATGTATAACTTCAGGTTTCTTTTTTTTCAGTCTAAATGAAGGTGTCCATTCAAGCTCAATATCGAAGAGGTCACCATCACTATTCTTATATAGTGATACTTTTTTTTCTGCATCTTCAGCTGAGCCTGTGATACCAAGCACTTTTCTTGATGCATTTTCTATTGCTCCACTTCCTTTAGCTGCATATAAATCCATTATTTGATTTCTCGAATAGTCTCTTGACACTTGAGATATCTGTATAATGATAATATCTTCATTTACAGCTATATTAGATAGAGAGTGACTTATGTAATTAAGTTTTTCATACTCTCCTCTTTTATTGAACGGTACATCTACAAGGTCAATATAGTCTATTACAACACATTTAGGTTGTAGTTGCTTTATCTTTTCTTGTATTTGCGGTATGGTGGGACTAATAGATTGCATTATGATGTGACTTAACTCTTGTTTGTGGTATTTATAAAGACTTTTATAATTTTTCATTACTGTATCTTTATTAGCTCCAGAAACAATTTGTAAGTTTCTTCTATGCATCACATATCCTGATAGTTCTAATGATAAGAACAATGTTGGAATTTGTTTTTCTTTTATTATTTGATCGTGGTCAGCATTATAACCCAGTACAATATTTTGAGCTAATGCTGTTTTGTTTGCACCAGTCGATCCAAAGATAGTTACTAATTCTCCAGGATATACTGTTGCATCTTTGTTGTATACTCCTAAAGACTTAGCTAAATCAATTGTTCTTCCAGAGAAATCAGTTTCTAATCTTTCTGCTAACTCTGATTGTAATTGTTCACTATTCTTTACATCTATCAAATAATCTTTTCTTTTGTAGTAGATACAATTTGGTTGACAATGATTATGCATTAACACATCTTTGCAACCATATTTATATCCACCACGATAGGTGTCTTCTACCTTTTTAAGTACTACATCACTTCTCAATTGTTTATTATTCCACTCTAATAACGCAGCTTTAGCAGCTACACTAGGTATACCATGTCTAAAGAAATGAGATGCTATTCGCATTATAGTATTATTTCTTGATCCCTCTTCAGGGCCAAGTTTATACATCTTTTGAATACAGGGTACAATGTTTCGTGGCTCTACACTAGATTCCATAACTCTTATCTTAGGAACTTTGGTGATTATTTTATTTTCTAATTCACCATCTCCCCAAATAGGTTCAGTCTCAATTATAATTCGTTTACTTGCTTCAGAATGTATCTCTTTAGCTGTAGATTCATTTATTTGATTGTGCGTTAATGGAATTTTATATAGATTAGATTTTTGATTTAAGGTATTTGGGCATCTATATATTGATGTTCTATTATATACTGCTAAATCTATATCACTGAATAAATTATTCATAGTTTCTTTAACAATAAATGGTAAATCAGTAGTTCCTTCTGGGAAATTAAAGACTTCTCCACTTATTATTATATGATATCCAGTTCCACTGAAATAGATATTGTAGGAGCGTTTGTGAACGTTTAGCTCTTCTAATTCAAATAATATACCTTTTGTTTTGTTAAGTGTATAGTCATCAGAATTATTGCCTCTATCTATATCGATTAAAATATCTCTAATATATCGCTTACTTAAGAAATCTTTGAATGTTTTCCTTAGCTTATGATATTCTTTTCCTTCTTCATCATATAGATATAAACTTTTATAGACAGCATATTTATCACCATGCTCTAATATAACATCAATTATTTGTTCTTGCGGAATAAGGAGCCCCCTGTTTTGAGGGCTCCCTATCGCTACTTCGTGATAAAGTTTCACCTAGAACTTGTTTACAGAGCTACCAGCAGTGGTACTGGTCATGTCTCCGTTATTAACAGGTGCTTGGGTGTTATCGTGCTCAACAATGAATTTATTGGCTTTCATGTAAGTGATATAACTATCAAGATCATTTCGACCTTGATCATTATTCTTTACAATTTTGGGACATACTTGAGTGTATGCTTTACCAGCTTTTTCATTCCACTTCTTATAAGTAAATATGTAATACTTATGTTCAGTGTCTGATTGAGAAACACCATAGTTGGCTTTTGTAAAGTTATGATTTAATAAACCTGCAATATCTTCTACAAGCTTATCATTTTCATCAACCCATAAACCATCGGTGTTTACTCCGCCATCCCAACCAATTGCATCAGTGAAGTACAAGATTCTTTTGAGTAGACTACTCTGACCAGTTAAAGTATTATCACTTTCTCTGTCAAATGTGCCTAATAGGCTATATTTCCAGGGATATTGTGAGTTTTCATTTCTAAAGTAAATCTCTAGAAATATATCCATATTTGGATATTCAGCTGATCTGTCCACTATATCGGTAAGTGTAACTGCTTGAAAACCAAGAAAGTTAACTCCTCCAGATGTAGATGACTCTTGTTTATAAGAACCTCTGTACGGCATTTATTACTCCTATTCTTCTTTGTATTTTAGGATTTCATTCATTACGCTATTGTAATCGAATTCAAGAACTTTCTGGGCTAGAGGTCTCAGCCTACTGCCTACAGTTCTTTCATCGTACGCTTGAAAGGAAAGATAAAACTTATTATCTTCTTTATTAGCCATAGCGTACCCTATCACGTCTGCACTTGCAGTTAAAGCATAAGCTAAGCCTCTTGGCAGCTCTGGCCCTAACTGACTTTTACCGTCTGTTATAACAGTATTTTTTGCATGTGAAATTATTACTAAATTTTTGCTTAAAGATTTACACAATGTTTGAAATCTTCTGACAATATCAACATTCTTCTTTCTAGCTTGTGCCCAGTCTTGTCCCCAAGAATTTTTGTCACCCATTGCTGGCTGACCTCTTTCATCACAAACTTCATCTTCAATCCATCTATTTACTTGATCTATAGTGTCAATAACTATAGTATCATAAGTCAATTTCTTTAAGTTATCTTTTAACCAATAGTATACTTCTACCATAGAGTATACTTCCATTGGTTCACCAACATCACCTGTTCTGTGATAATAACCACGCTCATCGTTGGGAATTACTTCTTTGACTGGTTTCCCCTTTTCTGTGACCTGCTTATCGTCTAGCATTTTTGGTCGTGTTGGGGGATTCAAGGAAGTAACTGTTATTGTATTTGCTCCCTCTACAAAATCAGAGCCTAAATCTGTATCTATTAATAGACACCCCTCAGCTCCCTTGGGACTCCACTTACTAGATTGTGTTGTTTTGCCCGTTTTGGGCTGCCCGATAAAATACCAGGTCAGCCCATTTGGCAAGGTAGTCCAATCAGTAGTTACTGTTCTTATTTGTACCATAACTATCCTTTTCCGTTTATAATTAGATTTTCAGTTCGTATTTCTAATGGCATGAGGCCTATCCAAATATACGAATAGTAGGGTCTATTCGCAACTACATTGAATACCTGATTGACGCCAAAACCGCCTACTATTGAAGCTGTGAATATAGTATGCTTCATTGTGCAGGGGTCTTCTGCTACCTCATGTGATGGTAACCATGTATCTAGATATTCATCGTTATCTTTTGTAGCTACAATGATTTCCATAGCCATAGCTCCCATCCTTAAATCAATAAAGAATTGTCTATTGCTTTGTTCTAACCATTTATTGTATGCTACAAGTCTTCCTTCCATATTATCTAGACAAGTAATCATTTTAGGCATTGTTGGACTGGTTTCATCATAATATTCATTAAAGAATTTCATGTTACCAGGTTTCACTGCATACATATTAGAAACATTTTCAGCTACTTCAGCTTTTGACTTACCTAATGCTCCTTGAGGATACATTGTAGTACTCAAGTTATGTTCTTCTAATATATCATGATCCCATCCTGTAATCTTTTTGAATCCCATTATCGAAAGTAGAGGTACCAGCTGTGAGCCGATACCTCCCAATCCCAATATACCAATATGGTTTAACTTAGCTTGAGGTATTAAATCCTTATTTCTTAAGAATCTATTAGTAGCCATAATTACCTCCATAATTATATCCAAAATTATCTGTTTCTAAATTCCAATTCATTAAAATTGATATTTGAGTAGAAGACAATTTCACTAATTCTAGCTGTCTTTCACATTCAATGTCACTCATTTCAGCTGCATCCCATTTATTAAGAATGAATTCTGTCTTTTTTTTCTGAGTTGCAGAAAGTTTAGACAATAATTTGTCTCTCTTTTTAAAGAAAGCTACTGGGCTATTACTCAAAGTATCAATAGGAACAGATTTCTCTGGAGTTTTATTCCATTCATTCTTTACACCATTTAATAAACTTGTCTGTTGTCCGTAAACTGGAACAGGTTTATTCTTTTCGATAAAATCAGCTTCAGATATCCATTCATTAAGAGGTTTGAGTCCAGGTATCAATACATTAATATCTGATTCATCCGCCTCTAAACAATGTCGTACTTTATACTGATCCTTATAACCAAACCCAAAAGCATACAAAGCTTTGCCAGCAGAAGCAACCACCAGACTGCCGTAGAAACCTTCGTCTGGTGCCATATCTTGGATTGTA